GTTAATCATCGATGATCCACATTCAGAGCAAGATGCTATGTCGCCATCGGCGTTAGAGAATGCTTGGGAGTGGTATTCTTCTGGACCGCGACAAAGATTACAGCCGGGAGGCTCAATCGTTATCGTCATGACGCGTTGGAGTACCATCGATCTTACTGCTAAATTGATTAAACGTATGTCCGAAGATAGTGCTGACCAATGGGAAGTACTTGAGTTGCCAGCAATTATGGATTCCGGCGAACCACTTTGGCCCGAATATTGGAAGATCGAAGAACTTGAAGCTGTCAAAGCTTCTATTCCAGTAGCCAAGTGGAATGCTCAATATATGCAGAATCCAACCAGTGAAGAAGGTGCCATCGTTAGACGGGAGTGGTGGAATATCTGGGAACCCGAAGAACCACCGCCAGTAGAATACATTATTCAGTCTTACGATACCGCGTTCTCGAAAAAAGAATCGGCTGACTATTCAGCGATTACCACTTGGGGTGTGTTTCGTCCAAGTGACGACGCCCCAGATTCAATAATTCTTTTGGATTCGAAGAAAGGTCGTTGGGATTTTCCAGAACTCAAAGCAATTGCTTATGATGAATACCAAATCTGGAGTCCTGATATGGTTTTGATTGAGGCTCAATCGAGTGGGACCCCTTTGACTCAAGAGCTCAGAATGATGGGGATTCCCGTAATCAACTTTCGACCCTCGCGAGGCAACGATAAAGTTACTAGAATGCACTCGGTAGCACCAATGTTTGAAGCGGGTATGGTCTGGGCACCAGAGATGGGCTTTGCTGATGAACTTATTGAAGAATGTGCTGCCTTTCCCTTTAGTGAACACGATGACTTAGTAGATTCCATGACGCAAGCCTTAATGAGATTTCGTCAAGGCAATTTCATCTCGCTTGATTCGGACGAAATTATGGAAGATAATGGACCATCGAATAGAACTTACTACTAGAGGAGTAACAGATTATGGCTAAAATAAGTAAAGTTGTTAGAAAAACAACCAAGGCTGTTAAAAAAAATCAACCGACCAGTGGGCAGAAGGCAGCGGCTACTAAGAAAAGAAATCAAGCTTTAGCTAAAGGCAGACAAAGATCAAGAACTGCTGGCTTAGTTGGTGCTGGTGCCATATTGACTAGTACTCCAATTATTTACAACGCTTCAAAAAAGAAAGCCAATCAAACTACTAAAACAGAAGTTAACAAAGCAAAACCAGGGGAACTAACTGGTTTCGGTAAAGCTTTTAAAAGTGCTAGAAAAAAAGGTTTAGGAACAACTTTTACTTACAACAATAAAAAATATGTTGCTGTTACCAAAGATGATTTAAGTAAAAAGAATATGACTTTGAATCAATTTGTTAAAAGTAAAAGAAACGGTTTGAGACAGAAGTAATGCCGCGTAAACCAAGCCCATTAGTGAATAGAAAAAAATTACTAAGAAAGAGAAAGCCAAGAGTTGGTGAAGGGCCATTCAAAGCTAAAAAAATAGTAAAAGGAAAATCTGCCGAAGAACTTTATGACAGTAAAAGAAAAAGTTTTAGAGATACTAAGAAGATAGAAGGTTTTAAACTTGGTAAAGCGGTACGAGCAACTAAAAAAGCAATTTTAAGAGATGACTACGCGCCAAAATTAAAAAATGAAAAAGAAATATACAGCAGTAGCTTAAAGTTTCCCAAACAAGATTATTCTGATGTAATCAAGGAAGCAGAAAAAACTAAAAAAAGAATACAAAGAAATAGAAAAGCAGCAGGCACCGCTGGTGGCGTAGGAGCTGCAACTGTATTAGTGAGCAACATAAAAGATAAAAAATAATTTTTCATGTCTGAAAATATAGAGGATCTTTCTTACGAAGAGACTATAAAAAAAATAGAAAAAGTAACTGCCTATCTAGAAGATGAAACAATTTCTTTAGACGCATCTATTGAAGCTTATACTTATGGCACAAAACTTACCCACCACGCAAAAAAATTGATAAACTTTGCTGAAGCAAAAATAAAAAATGTCATAAGCAAGGAGCGTGAAAATGACTCAGATCAAAGATTCAAAAGTGAAGATATATTTGACTGAGTTTAAAGTTCAAGGCGAAAATACTATTTATGAAGGACCCAATATATTTGCTAGTAGCGCAGAAATAGCAGAAAATATAGCCCAAGAAATGGGAGTTACTGTAGTTGGGGAATTAAAAGATATAATTTCTCTTTATGATGACTTGTACGAAATATTTGATAAAGACGAAAGAGTATTACACTAATGGCAGATATAGATAAAGCAATAGGTTCCGATGATCTAATAGACTTAGATGTAGAGAATAAAGACAAAACAATTAATGTTGAAGTCCCAGAAGAATTAGAAGTAGATATAGATCTTTCTAACTTTGAAAGACAAGAAGATGGCACGTTAACTTTTGGCTCAGTATTAACGCCAGACTTATCTGAACAATTCAATGATAATTTGGCTGAATATTTAGAACAAGATGAGCTTGATGATATTTATAGCGACTTAGTTGATGCTGTTGATGCTGATAGATCGTCACGTCAAGGCTGGGAAGATACTTACAAAGAAGGTTTAGATACCTTGGGTATGAATTACGAAGAAAGATCGCAACCTTTTGAAGGTGCCTCTGGAGTAATGCACCCATTATTAGCAGAATCAGTTACTCAATTTCAAGCACAAGCGTATAAAGAGATATTGCCATCTAATGGCCCAGTAAGAACTCAAGTAGTTGGAGCTAAAAATCCACAGACTGAAGCTCAAGCTAGTCGTGTTAGTGAATTCATGAACTATCAATTGATGAATGTCATGGAAGAATACGATACTGAAACAGATCAAATGTTATTTTATTTACCATTATCTGGTTCGGCTTTTAGAAAAGTTTATTACGATCAAAATTTAGGTCGTGCAGTTTCTAGATTTATTCCAGCAGAAGATTTGGTTGTGCCTTATGCCACTACTGATATTTATAGTGCCGGTAGAATCACGCACATTGTAGAAATGTCTATGAACGATATTAAAAAATTGCAACAAGCAGGATTTTATCGTGATGTAGATATTTCTGATTCAATGTTAATTGATACTGATAGCGATCAAATTCAATCAGAGATTGATGAGCTACAAGGAGTTGAACCAAGTTATGGCGAAAGCGATCAATGTCAACTTTATGAAGTGCATACTGATTTAGATATTCCAGGCTACGAAGATGTTGATGCCAACGGCGAACCTACTGGTATTAAGTTACCTTATGTAATTACGCTATCAACTACTTCTAGCGAGATATTATCAATTAGAAGAAACTACAAACAAAACGACCCATTGAAAAAACGCATAAATTATTTTGTGCACTATAAGTTTTTACCAGGGTTAGGCTTCTATGGATTTGGGTTAACTCACATGATTGGTGGGTTATCAAAAGCGTCAACATCTATTTTGCGACAGCTGATAGATGCTGGTACCTTGTCTAACTTACCAGCTGGTTTTAAAGCAAGAGGTATTCGTATTAGAAACGATGACCAACCGCTACAGCCGGGTGAGTTCAGAGACATGGATGCTCCAGGCGGGAGCTTACGAGATGCTTTTGTCCCACTGCCATTTAAAGAGCCATCTGGCACTTTGCTTAATCTGCTAGGTACCTTAGTAGATAGTGGCAGAAAATTTGCAGCTTTAGCTGAAATGCAAATTGGCGATGCTAATCAAAACATGCCAGTTGGTACAACTGTGGCGCTGTTAGAACGTGGCACCAAGGTAATGTCAGCAATTCATAAAAGACTGCATTCTTCACAACGTTTTGAATTTATTTTATTAGCCAAAGTATTCTCTGATTACTTACCACCAGAATATCCTTACATGACTTCTGCTGGTGATGGCGTAATTAAGCAATTGGATTTTGATGATCGTGTAGATGTTCTACCAGTTTCAGATCCAAACATTTTCTCGATGAGTCAAAGAGTTATGTTGGCTAATGAAATATTACAAGTCGTAAATTCAAATCCACAAATTCATGGGCCGCAAGGAATGTATGAAGCATATCGTAGAATGTATGCTTCGATGGGCGTACAAAATATTGAACAGTTATTGCCCCCACCACCGCAGCCAATGCCTACTGATCCTGCTAGTGAAAATGCTTTATTGATTAAAGGTCAACCTTGTCAAGCATTTCCAGGACAAGATCATGATGCGCACATCAATGTGCATATCTCATTAGCGCAAACGAGTTCAGTAATGATTGAACCTATTATCATGACTAATATTCAAGCACACGTTTATCAACATGTGGCTTTACGCGCCGCAGAAATTGTGGACATACA